GATACTCAGGATTAGCAAGCATCCAATCTGCTGACTGAACCCATTCTTGAGAATCGTTTATATAGCCCATGTAGTTTTCAAATGAGCCAAACTGATCCTGTAGCTGTCCTGAGTCTTTAAACTCTTGACGCAGATCTTGCTCTGTCATTTCCACAAGCTGAGAAGTTGTGTTTGATGTGGCACTACCGCCAAAGGGATTGTTAGCTCCGCCCTTTGCTCGACTAGTAATAACTGTAAAAGTATTTTTCCCAGTGTCAGAAGCAACAACATCGGGCGTGCCAGCAGTCGTTGTGCTAACGGTAGTATCTGGTGTTGTGTCAGTCGTGGTATCAATCGTAGTGTCGACTGTAGTGTCAACTGTGGTATCAGCCGTGGTGTCAGTTAAAAGATCTATTTCATCTAGCTGTTTTTGAGTCTGAAACTCTTGCGCTTCTTGCGTACCAGACAGCACCTGCTCAACAATCTCAATGGGTGCAGGGTTGACGTTTACGTAAAAGTCCCGCTCCTCCATTGTAGGATCGCGGCCAATGGTTGAGTTAAATGTTTGAAATACAGCCGCTTCAGGAGAGTTGGCTATGCCCTGCTCTATTTGCTCAATGTTTTGGCCCGTAGCAAGCCATGCGTCAATACCAGACTGCAAAGGATCTCGACCAAGATAGGTGTTGTACAGCTTGATAATCTCATTAGCTGTATCTTCATTTTCAGCGGTAGCAAATAACTCTGCCATTACTTGCCCCTCAGCTTCATCAGCTTGTCAGCACCACGGATGCCAAAGCTGGCCGTGACTGCTACGTAAAGCAAGTACTGGTAGTACTCAGGTAGCTTGTCTAGCTCAGCAAACGCCATGCCTACCCTTTGCATAATGCTCAGATCATCCATAGCAACTCCGTAGCACACAGCTAACAAAGGCATCGATAGCACAACAGTAAACCACTCGTCTTTCCACGAGGTAGCACTGGCCGCTGCCATCTCTTGTTCCCATGTGGCTGTGTTCTTAATTACCTCCATCTTGGCTACGTGCTTGGCTTGTGACTGCTCATGACGATTGGTCAGCCATGTTTTTGCCAGAGTAGCTATGGGGTTAATTAGTGCAGTCCACATACGTTACTTAACCATGTACACGAGAAGCGATACACACGCGCTGACGGCAACCCAGAAGAAGCGTTCAGCGTTCTTTACTGAGCTTGAGTTAGACAGTACAGTCCCCTCTAGCTCACGTATGTCGTCCTCCTGATCGTCTAGTCTTTTTTCATGTCGATCCATACGCTTGAACACAGATAGAATCTGCTCTTCGACGCGAGCAATCTGTGATACAGCTTCAGTTAGCTTGTCGAGCTTCTGCTCAATGCGATCCAGTCTGTGTTCTTCCATAGTGTTCACTGCTTAACCAAATAGTCGTGAGCAATGTACGCCAACACTGCACTCATTATTGCTGTAGTCAACGCCTCAGCCGTTGGAATCCCAAAGTGCGTAGGATGAATCCACAAGTCACTAACAAATACACCGCCACCAAATGACAACGCACCACCTAGCCTTTCGTTGGCAAAGTCTTTGACTCTGGGGATAAACACCATCACTGCAAAAATAACTGATGCGGATGTGGCTGTCTTTGCAGCGTTAATCCAATGAGGTGTATCCACAGCAGTAATGTCGCCTTGCACCATCATTAGCAAACAGCTAATAAATGCGGCTAACCACTTCCCCTCAACGCCTTTTAATTTTTGGACAATGCTCATGTTACAGAGTTGCTGCCAGTTCAAATAGCGCGTCCATCTCTACATCAGTCATACCCAGCGCAGAAGACATGATGTCAATCCAAGGTGACACACGCTCAACCGTAGAAGCGTACTCCCACTCAATAGATATAGCTGTCTTGTCAGGCTCTGGAATCAACGCAATAGCATCCTCTACCAGCTGTAGCTTGTTTTCTTGGGCTAACGCTAGTCGTGCTTGACGCATAGTAACTACCAAGCCTTCACGCTTAGTAGCTAATTTGTTTGCTTCGTAGGCGTCAATCTGATCCTGCACGGTTACTACGCTAGTAGTCGTTACGCCGTCTTCAGTAACTTCTTCTTCGTACTCAGTGAACATATCTCGCTCTACCCACGCGTACACCCAGTTGCCGTTGGCGTCTTGCTCTACACCGTTGCGTACAACAACCTTGTAGTCTCCAGACGGTTCAGGCTTAGGTGACGCCAGTACAGGGTCAATCCCAAGTGTCTCGTTGACGTTTGCGTTCCACACTTTAGGTAATGAAACATTTGGGTGCATACTTCGGATTTGGCCTTGATTTTTGACCTCACCCGTTGATCTAATGCGATATTCAGACATAGTTGATTCTCCTATGCTATTGCTAAAAATATGTAATTGCCACCAGAAGCGTTAAGTGCCGCTGGTGCTGATGATGTAACCGTGAAACCACTGGATAGTGGGTCTATGTAGTCAGTGCTAGTGACTTCTGCGGCTGTAGAGTTCAAGAACAAATAAGGATCGTTACCAGCCACGATTCCACGCTCAGAATCCCACAAGTACCAATCACCTGTAGAGTCTGTGCGTTTAACTAGCACAAACCTAGCGCCAGATGAAAAACCGCAATCAACATTTACGTCAGACCCTGTGCCGCTGTAACTACCTACTTTTGATATGCCGGGTAGTGTGGCGAATAGATAGGCTACATAAGTCTTGCCAACTCCATTTGTGGCGTCAAATCCAGCAACGGTAAACTCTGTTGACGTTGGCGCAGTGTCATACAGCATTTGATTTTCGTCTACTCTAGCACCATTATTATGCAAATTAAGGGTATAGTCTTCAGGGGCTGTTGAATCTACACCTCTGTGATATACATACCAGTCTTCAGCATTACTAGTAGACTTTATAATTATCATGCCGGGAACAGAGCCAAGATTATGACTTATAGTGCGTCCATGCGTGTCGTTACCAGCATACGTTACAACATCAAAGAAGCCTGTGGCGCGCGTAAATCCATAGACAACTCTGGGACTAAAACCAGATACAGTATTCGCGTAATGCGGCTCAAATCCATCCATAAAATCAAACGCTGAAGCTGCGCTCGTGTTAGCAGCAGCAGTTGACGTTGGGTTCAGATAGCCTTGCCCAAGCAATCTAGTAAAAAATTTAGCACCATCGCTATTCAGATACTGCCAGCCCAAATCAACTAAATTTCCAGTTGTCAGTTGCTGATAATCGTTTGTTTCTGAATAGCTGTTTACTCCAAAAACCTCAGTACCCGACTCAGGAGTCTTCATTGGTCTGCGGATGGCTACGTAGATGTAGGTGTCGCCTGAATTATTATAAGCGGCTGTGGAGGTGGTTACTTTGAACCCGTTAGCCTGTATCCGGTATCGATCTGTGGTTGCGCTTTCTTGGCTAGATAGATTAGCGTATAGTCTCGCGTTGTTATCACTTCCCCCTTGCGACCAGCCTCGCATCACGTCAAACATCATCCAATCGCCAGCATTTGAAGAATTCTTTATCATCACCCACTGAGGCTCAAACCCCAGATCAATCTCAGGGCCGTCAGTGCTTCCGTTACCCGTGTAACTCCCACAATTAATAATGTCCTGATCGCTGTCCTCACCAAACTCACCATCACCATCGTTGTGGGCGAATAGGTAGGCTACGTAGGTGACCCCGCCAGAGTTGTTAACAGCGTCGTTACCGCCAACAGAAAATTGCGTACTCGTTGGCGTAGTGTTATTCCAAAATTCAGAACCTACCCAAGTACCAGTCCCGAGTGTTGAGTTCAGGAATAGTGCTTCTGTGTTCCCAATGGATCGGTGATAAACGCACCACCCCGCCGCGCCGTTGTACTTCTTGACAATGATGCAGCCGGGTACAGACCCAAGATTGTGAGAAATATTTTGCGTTGTCCCATTCCCCGTGTAAGTCACCACATCAAAGAACTTAGGGGCCTTGCGGAATGTCCATGAGCATTGTTCGTAGCTGGAACTATTAAACCATCCTGAATAAAAACCAGCCGTAAACCCGTCTGAGTTAAAAGAAGACACGTCTGTATAAGGAAGCTCTGCGGCTGTAGCATTGCTCTGAAGCATTTTGCCTGCGCCTCTTTCGGTGTCAAAAAGGCCATGAGATTGAGCGTCGCCTCTCGACTTTAGCCAAACTAAGCCTCCCTCTCCCGCAAGGTCAATGCCGTTCGTAACTACATTTCCTACTGCGCTGGTACCTTCGTACAAATACGTCGAGAACACATCATCAACGTAAACAGCTTTGCCAGCGTTACCAGCAGCAGCCTCTAATAGTTTCTTTTTAGTACTCATATTAGCCTAGCGCCTGCCCCGCAGTAAACCCGTACCAAGTAGTTCCACCGTCTCGCGTGTAAAAGACAAATACATCTTTAGCACTAGCAGTGGCTGTTAGTGTTGGTGCTGTAGCCGCAGGCCAATCTACTGCTGCAGGCCATGTCACAGTAAAACCTGAAGCACTTCCATCCTGAATAATCTCTAGTGAAAAGCTAAAGGCTGTGCCAGAAGCAGGAGGATTACTAAAAGTAAAAGTAGTGTTTTCTGTTAGTGTGTGGCTAAAGGCGTTGCCAGCCTCACAGTTAACAGTAGTAGCGTTACTTGAACTAGTAACAGCAGCGTAAGTTTCGTTGTAGCTGTTAGCAATCAACTCTGCTGTAATTGTTTGGTTTGCTGTAAACGTGTTAGCTACGTCATTCTTTGTAGTGTCAGCATCAAACGCTTGAACAGAAGACCCAATATCAGAATCAACAACAACGTTTGAGCCGCCGTTTTGAAGTGTTCCTGTAAAGTTGGCAGTAGTGTCTGAGTAAGCTGCGTAGCCGCCTGTATCAATCAAGTAACTAGCTGAGTTCCAAGCTGTAGACCCATCACCTGCTTTAATCTTAAGCGTATCTGTTTCAAGACCTAACTCGCCTTGAGCTAGTGTTGGGTTAGCAGAAGTCCAGTTTGTTGCTGTATCTCTGCGTATTTGAATTATGCTTGCCATGATTATGCAGTGCCTCCGTTAAAATTCTGAGCCGTAAGGTAAGTTGAATTAGCAAAACCACCATCCAGCCCTGCACCGGATGAACCCGCAATAAACTTTGACGTGGCGCTGTCAAACACCAAAACCTGACCTTCTGTTGCAGCAGGCGTTAGGTTAACATCTGTTAAATCATCAAGAGATGCTGTGGATCCAAGAGAGGCTGCTAGGATTCTTGCAGTCATTGTGGCTGTTGTAGGTAAGGTTGTGTCGTTGCTTGCAAAAGTTTCTGACGATGTAATAACAGCAGCACCATCGATATTACTAAAAGCAACGCTAGTAAGATAACCTGCGGAAGCGTGGTTGCCCCAGCCAAACGCTGTATCCCAGTTAGATATGTTTAAGTTGGAGCCGGTGACAGCGCCTGAAAATGTACCTGTTGTTCCTGAAACGCCGCCAGAAAAAGTTCCTGTAGTGCCGGCAACAGCCGCAAACGTCCCTGCTGCTGGTGTAGAGCCACCAATAACTGTGTTGTCGATAGTGCCAGCGTTGATATCCGCCGTAGTTGCTACTAAAGAGCTAAAAGTTCCTGCGGCTGGTGTTGTGCCACCAATAGTTACGTTGTCTAATGCGCCGCCATTAAGGTCAATCGTAGTTGCATTAAGGGTCGCAAACGTAGCTGTGCCGGTAAACGTAGGGCTTGCTGTATCGGCCTTGGTAGCAATCGCAGTCGATATAGCATCAAATTCTGTTTCAAACTCTGAGCCACGAACAACCTTATTGGTATCACCGCCCGGAAGCGTATCTTTGGCCGCAAAGTCAGTAGTCTTGGTGTAATTAGCCATTGGTTATTCCTAGCAAGAGAAAAGGAAAAGGGGCCTTGCGGCCCCCGGTACTCTATTAGGCAGAAGGTACTGCCAGAACAAAGCCAGCTTCAGGACGATACACCTGAACACCGTAAAGGGTGTCTGCGGTGTACAGAGTAGACAAGTACTCTTGCTTGTACTGAGTCTGAGAACGGACAGCCAACTGCTCTGCCATTACAACTGCTTCCGTGTGGAACAGCAGTGCTGCACGAGTGTCCACAGTTCCTGCAGTGTTATCACCAGCAGCTTCGATTGTTCGGCAGTTAGCAGAGACGTAAACGTCTACGCCGTACAGGTTGCCGATCAAGCCGTTGTTGACAGTGCCACCAGATACAAAGTCAGAAGACACGTATCGGTCGATACCCATGATCGCATTGCGCGTGGCAGGCGGGATGATCAGGTTACGGCCTTCCATCGGCACGTTGTTATCATCCATCTTCTGGATCATGTCACGGAAGAATGCGTCCGTGAAATCGTCACCAGCTACCAGAGTATCGTCGGTGTACTGAGTAGTAGTGCCGCCATCATTGAAGAAACAACCAGTGTGCTGGTAGTCAGTAGCAGCGGGGCTAAATACAACAGCGCCGCCGTCACCAAAACCAGTACCAGCTGCGTGAAGGTCGTTGTCAACCTGTACAGCCAGAGCGTAACCAGCGTCTTCAGTGTAGAACTGACGCAGAGATGACAGAGCCTGTACCTCTACGATGTCCTCAATCAGACGCGAGTATTCAAAGTGACGGTTAATCGTCACCTGAAGCTCTGATTCGGTGTTTGCAATGATAGTTACCGCAGTATCAGCCGCTTTAGCATTGGCATCGCCGCGAGTAGGCTTAGGAATGTGAATAACGTCACCCTTCTTGCCAGTCATAGCGAGACGCTTGACAAGGGGAGCCATCTTCAGGTTCTTTTGGTAAGCAGCAATGATTTCGTCTGACCAGATTTCTGGTACAAAAGTTGCTGCTTCTGTTAGGGCGGTATTACCTGCCGCGCCGGGATAAGTTGCTGTAGCCATGAGTTATCTCCTTAAAAGGCTATCGAACTCGACCCTCTGCGTATGCTTGTAAAATTTCGTCTGATAACGAGTTGTAACGCTCTGGGTCGGTTTTCATTAGTTTAATAATGTCAGCACGACGATAGACTTTCCTGCGAGATCCTTCTGCTGTACCACGAGCGTTGCCTGTAGTTGCGGACTTTACGGCACTCTTACGGGCTGCTTTCTCAGCTTGAGCCGTCTGCTGAACCACTTGATTACGTTCTTTCCAAAGCGTAAAAAGTTCGTCAGCAGAGTCATAATCGTAACCTTGGTCTGCTTCTACAAACAGCTTAGTTCTAACTCTTGATCCCTTGATCCACTCAGCAAAACTGTTGTCTTGCAAGATACTTTCCATATCAGGGTGTTTAGCCCTAAGTTGTGAAAGAGTAGCTTGTTGACGGTTTTGTTGTGCGTAAGCCTCTGCTTCTTTGATCTTTGGGTGGTTATCAATAGCTCTGTTAACAGCAGTTTGAGGATCAATAAAAAAGTCTGTATCATCTTGATGTTGCTGTTCTTCAGGTGCTGGTTGTGTGTTGAGTTCTGTCTGAATGTAGTTATCAACAACTTTACGTAACTCGCCTACTTCCGTACTCTGTTTGCCTGAAAACTTCTCAAGCTCTTGGTGCATCTGTACGAGTTCTTCGACAGACTTACCTTGGTACTTTTCTGGAACTTCAGGCTCTTGTACAGGTTGTTCCTCTTCTTGAGGAGTCTCTACGGTGTCCTGTGTGTCGAGTTGGTCTGTTGTTTCTAGCTCCTCTTCTGGACGCTCATCAATAATTGTCGCTCTTGACATCACTAAAATTACCCCGCCTTTTTAGGTTATGGAGATTATTGTTGGGATTGACTCTCACGAGCTTCCCTTCCTTTTCGCCCAGCTTTTTCGTGTTCTCGTACCCACTTCATGTGTCTTCCGGGGAAGTCACCAGTAGATCCATCGAGTATGCACGGTGTTGCCGAAACGATTTTTGTAGCGTTAGCGCCGCATCCGCACCTTTGGGTTGTGACGCCTTGCTCTACAAATGCTTCAAATACGTGTCCGTTAGTACAACGGAAGTCAAATACTTTAATCATTATCTTTGTCAAGCTCATCGTAATTAGCGTTTGTTGTAGACTCTAAATTTAAAATGTATGCTAAGACGTTTATTTGTCCTTTACGCATATATAGGTCATTAGCATCTTTAGTAGCTTCTACACTGTTAATCACTAAAGTATTCTGTTTAAGTTCTTCAATTAGCTGTTTCCAACCATCAGTAGAAAACAGGGTGAAGTAATTATCGTAATATTGCTGTGTTTCTTGATCCACTTGAGGCCTCTTAGGTTATCTCTAATTAATAAAATGTACCACAGTACACTGTATATTATATCATATATTAAATCAAAAGTCAAGCATTATTTACGTTTTTTGGTAGTTTTTCTCCTTTTGCCTGAGGCGGTGACAGCGTATTTAATGGCCTTTGGGCCTCTTTTTTTGCGTTTTGCAGCTTCTTTCTCTGCTTTGGTCATCTTGGCGGCTACCGCTTTTGGCCTACAAGCTGGATAAGGACGTTTAGACCCCTTGGCTTTTTTACGGCCACATTTTTTCCCGGTCTTTATGTCAACCCAATCTTCTTTGAACCATTTAGTTAAACCGCCTTTGGTCTTAGGCATAAGTTCCACCACGTTTTTTGTATTCCCTGACTAGCCAAGCATTGGCGTAGGCACTAGGGTACACGTCAAACTTTTTCTTAGCTGCAGCCTTAACCCTAGCGTAAAGAGCTTTGTTCTTTACATTAGAGGGTATAGTGCTTTTCTTTTTCTTTGCTTTAGGTTTACTTTTTGCGCGTGGCATTTTTACGTACCTTTCTAAGATCAGCGCCTGTAATTTTGTTTCTAGGCTTGGCTACTCTAGCGAGCTTTCTTTGTTTCGGGCTGTAGTTTTTCATCGGCATTTTTAGTAACCCTTAGGCTTTTTTACTTTTTTCTTTTTCGGTGGCTTATGATACGGCATAGTTATTCTCCTTATTTTTTGTGGACTTTTTGAACTTCAAAGTTTGCAGACTTAGACGCACCCTTGTGGGGCTTATAGCCGCCTGCAGGATCCTTCATTAACTTGTAGCTGTTACCGCTTTTCATCCAGTGGTAACCTTTTGGTGCTGAGACTTTCATAGCGTTTACCAGTTTTTGCAAGACCAGTATCTTGCGGTGAGTTTACTAGGCGGACTTGTATCACACTTGTGCCTAGCTCTAAATGACTTACGCCGTGCTGGTTGATCTTTTTTGATTTTCATCTTAGCGTCACCAAACCTGATTGTTTTAGTCTTGTCGCCTTCCTTGGCTACCACCACGTACTTTTTGGTTGGGTGATTAGGAGTCCGCTTCGGCTTGTTGTACCCGCTTACTCCTGCTCGCTCCAGCTTTGGGTCTTTTTTCTTGGGCATTAACCTTGTCCTCCAAATTGTCCACTTGGCATTGTAAGGTCTCTAGCTGGTCCTTGAGGTCTTTGAACGCTTCGTTGATCTGCTTGAGCAGGCTGTTCATTTCTGTTTGTGTCATTAGCATTTGGAGTTTTGCCCTGTATCTCTAGTTCTTTGAGGTATCTGTCTGCAATTTTTAGTCGTCTGTCAAACTCTTTGTCGTCAGCGTCTCCTTCTTTGATGTTTTTAGTAACTGCGTTGAGAACATCAATCTCTAACTCTTGAGGCATAAGCTGAGTTTCTACAGCCAGCTTCTGTGCTCTAGCTTGCGATTCTGCTGCTTGTCCTGAAAGGGCTGCTGTTTGACTTTGCTGGAACGCAAGCTGAGCCTGTTGTGCTTGCATAGCCATCTGTTGCGCTTGGGGGTTAGGCTGACCAGCTTGAGCCATTGCTGCAATAAGCTCTTCACGGTTAGACAGGTTCATGTTGTCAATAATACTCTGGATTAACACAGGGTACAGAGGACTATCTTGCTTCATTGTTTGCAGAAGCTGTACTAACTGAGTTACCTCGTACTCACGCGCAATAATGCCTAAAGTGCTTGTAGCCATAAATTTATAGTCTGCTACGGGATAGTTTTCAGGGTCAAACTGCATATACCTGTGTGCAGCCTTGGTTACAAAGGGCAGGAGAAAGGACTGCTGGAAGTTAATTAGAGTGCGCTTGTGCCGTTTAATAATAGCCCCAAGAGACATAGAAATACCAGCGGCAGTAGCTTCACCGTTAACACTGCCAGAAATTCCTGCTGAATCAACCGCTCCTGTAGCCTGCTGAACCATATTTTGTAGGGCTTGGGCTTGTGCAAAAGTGATTTGCCCAACTTGTCCAAAGTTAAACGGCTGGAGTACTTCACGAGGATCTCCATTAGTTAAAATCATCTTGCCCGGACGTACCTCTGGTTTAGCACCACGAGGAAGCCGTGTAGCGTCGATAGCGAGCATTGGGTGAATTGTAAGGGCCAGTGCGTCAATACGTGCGCGTAGCTCAGTGTCCAACGCCTTCTGGCTGTTGTAGCCTTTTTCACACACGCCACGACCCCAGAAGCGTCCCGGTACTACGTCCCACGGAAACGCTACTACAGGACGGTCCTTCATCATGTACGGGTTGGCTTCCGCCTTGAGCAGCGTACCGCCGTTTGCAATCACGACGATTGCTTCGACGTACATAGAATCACCGTCAACCTCAACGTCTTCGGCTTCTAACAACTCACGAGGCACAAGTCCGTAGTACTTTGTCAGACGTACTTTGTCGTCGTTGTAGATCGTTAAGTCTTGATCTGGCTCTAAGTCTGTGTCAGCCGCAGCCGACTCAATAAAACCCTCACGGTACACGCCTTGCTCTTGTAGGAGTTCTACGGAGTGCTTGGACACAAACTCGTCAATAGCGACACCGTAGGCCTCCTCAACTGAGGTTGCTACAGGGTCTATCAAAAAGTTTTGTGGCAACACTGGCTTGAGCTTTACTACTACACGGTCTTTAACGTTGACACCCACAGCAGTCAACTGTCCGTCCATAATTGGTTGAGTGGCAGGAGCCATCTCTTTAATTTCTTCTAGAACAACTTCGCCAACGCCTGTACCAAACACAGCAGCGTTAATAAGACACTCTGCTACAGCCTTGCGAATTTTACAGGCTTCAAAGTCTTCGTTTAGTTTTTTCTTTAGAATTGATATGTCTTGTTTTTGCGAATCTGCTACATCGTCTTTAATATCAAAGAACTGCCCACGTCCAAAGGTGGCTTCTTCTAGTTCTGCAACGTTAGACTCTACAGCCTGCTGAAGCGCAGGAGCGATAATACGAGAACGTTCTGATGCTCTCTGCGAGTCATTAGGATCCCATTGACCTCTCCATAACCTATAGTATTCTTCAAATCTTTCTTCGTAGTTTGATTCGTAGTAATCACGCCAATCCTCACATTTTGACATTACCCACTCTTCCAAGGACTCTTGGATCATCAGCGGGTCTGGGCTATAAATTTCGTCTGCCATTTTGTTTTCCTTAAATTATAGCAACACAGTACCCTAGTGTAAAAAACACAAGGGCGCTGATTGCGTATATTCCGTAGGTATTGAAAGGTCTAAAAACTTTCATTTAGTATCCTGCTATTACATCTAGTATTTCGTGGTCGTCAATTTCGTAGTCGTAGTCGTATGCTACTTGTGCCAACTGGTCTATGTACGCTAGTGCGTCAACTAAATCGTCGTGTGTTAGCGCATCTGGAAACTGAAACAGTTGATCTAAGAATCTGTTGTTCCACTCTCCTTGGTTTAACGTAACGTACCCGTTTTCAAACCTGCCTTGTAACGCCCACATAACCCTGTCAGTTTTCTTTCGGTTACCGTGGGTCAACTCCTCAACTCTAAAAAATTGACCGTAACGTTTCATCAGATCGCTTAGAGGAGACATTACAGCTTGTTTGGCTATTCCTTTTTCAATACCAACACTGACGGGTCTGTAGTCTCTAACGGCCTGAAAAATCTTGGTGGCGGTCTCGTCAAGACTCCACCTCCCATGTATAATGTTATCAACGTACCAACCATCAGGACTAACTTTAACAACAGCGATTGCGGTTTCATCTAGTTTAGTATTCTTCGTTCGTTTTTTGTTTACGTCTTCAAAGCCTGCGAGGTCAACAGCTATGTAGTAATCACCTACGTCTGGTTCTTCACCAAACTGAACCCACCCTTCCTTGAACATTTCGGAGCCTCTTGCTTCAAATGAGGCCATGAACTCTTGTCGGAAGGCGTAACTCGACATGGACTTCTTTGCCGTGTCAATTTCGTTAGGGTCGAGGATGGGGTTGTCATAACTGGTAAAGTGCCACCCCTTGTAAGTTTCATCGTCCCCTAGCTCCGCAAGTTTGTACAGTTCGTAGAAGTGGTTCCTGCCCATAGGCGTGCCTATAAACATCGCTGAACCTTTTTGGTCAGCCAGTGCTGGACGGAGGATCTGCTCCCATACGTCAGGCTTCATGTCTGCGTACTCGTCCATCACGAGAAACTTCAAGGACACACCACGCATTGTCTCTGGCCTGTCGGCTCCTTTGAGACTAATCGTGGCCCCGTTGACCAGCTTGATCTGCAGGTTGTTAATATGCGAACCCGCAATCACAGGGTGTCCTAGCTCCAATAGGGTCTGCCACATGATGTCACGGGCCTGACCCTGAGTGGGCGCAACGTAAAAAACGTGGCCTTTGTCGGCCTGCAGCGCATTGATAATTAACATCCACGCTGCGAGTCTGGACTTCCCTGTCCGTCTTCCAGCAGCGACTACCTTGAACCTTACGGGATCAGAGTAGACTTCCTGCTGCCACGGCAGTAACTGTACGTTTAAGTCAGTCAATTACGCCCCGTTAAAGTTTACAAAAGTTGCTGGTTGTTCCAACAAGTCAAACGTTACAACAAACTCCATGTCCCCAGCAGCAGTCGTGTACGCTTTGATAACGTCACCAGCCTGAAGGACAAATACACCGTCAGTTAGCAAGATGTACTCCTTAGACGATACGTTACCTCCACCTAAGATGTCGATACGGCTTGCGTCTGCTTTAGCTACGTAGATACCGGCACCGTTAGTAGAGCCACCTAAGTTACTCACGAACAGCATATTCCAGTGGGCTACGTACCCGCTAGGTACAGTAACGATAGTAGACTCGTCTGTGGTAGTTACGTTAGCATTCTTAGTGTACAGCATCAGTACGTCCAGATTACTGGGGCAGAACCCCTTGTGTCTACGTGAATAAAGTCACCAGCGACCCCTAGACCAGTAAAGCCGTGCTCTAAGGCTCCTTTTATAATCGCATACCGATGAGCAGAGTTCGTTATCTTTATGTCTGCTGCTATGCCTTGCGCGTGAGTCCCCGGTATCTCTTTTACAGCCTCTAACGGGTGGTCAGGGCTTCTGTAGCCGCTGGTGATAACAAAAGGAAAACCACAGTACTCTCTAAGTTTATCTACTTTTTCCATAAACTCAGGGTCCATCTGGTTTTCACCAGTGTGTTGACAGTTGAACTCGTCTACTGTAAAGTACTTCATAGTCGCGTTTATCGACGCTCTTTCTTTTTAGTAGTTTTCTTTTTTGTATTAGACTCGCCTAGTGTCTTTGCGGCCCTAGTTACATCGTTGTTGTACGCACGTTCACAGTGCTCGTCATCAAACACAAAGTTAATAGACGCACCTAGCCACGCCCAAGCCTTAGACTTGTCCTTGAGCCTGTGTGAACGCCCTGAGACGGACTCGTTAGCGTTATCACCAAACAAAACAGCTACGTTAATCAGCTGAGAGGTAGCATCACCTACTCTTACTACGTAACCTAGAGTTTCTTCTAGTACTTCGTCTACTTTATCGCGTGACATCCACTGATTCTCCATCAATAACTTCTCCCTCTTCAGAGCCTCCAAGAATTTCTGTAGCTCCAACGCCAGTAATGTTGATCTGTATGCTACTTCTCCCGGCATCTTTGATTACATCCTTCTCAAAAACCCCCACAGGGAGTATACGGTCCATGATTAATTTCCATGCTGCTGCTTGATTCTTGTGGTCATCGTTAGTTGCAGCATCAAATATAGTCTGTAACACTAGTTCTGACTTAGGACTAGCTAACATCCTAGCTTTGTACTCATTAATTATTGAAGCATCACCCTTGGGTCTACCTACTTGGCCCCTAGAGCCTGAAGTTTTAGCCTTAATCTCAGATTTTTTAGGCCTACCTCGTTTTCGCTTACGTAAATTAACTTCCTTACGTTCAGCTGCCTGTTGTGCTAGGGTGTCAGTATGAGAGTCACTTACGTTGTCTCTTGACATTATCCTGTTTCCTTATGTTTAACTCCAGTTCGCATGAGTCCCCTGCCTAGGTTGCAACAGAAGAGGGGATCTATACGAACGGTTTAGTAGTCAACTAAGGCCCCGCACCTGTATTACTAAATACAACCTAGTATCTACTTATTATTTTACCATACTTTTACTCAAAAGTCAAGTCTTTTTTGTACTAATTTACACCTTAGTGCCGCCCTCGGATAAAACACAAGATAAAACAAGTGGTTAGCTAGTGCATATATTATGTTAATTTTACCTAGATAGAGTCTAAAATTACCCTCTTGTGAGCCTGAGTGGCTACTACAATAATAATCAC